CACTATATTTTCTCATAAGCTCCTTTACATATAACAGTATGATAGACGGAAAATTTTCCACCTATCAATATAACAGAACCACATGGGCTACTCCGGTGATCTTTCATAACACCTAACAGTATATGTTGATGATTTCCCACAATCATATGGAGTTAGATTGTGATTTATACCATCAGTTGTTGAAAATGATTTTTCCTCCTCGACATACACCGTTTTACATAAAGCTTCTTCATTTGTTGTGATTTGTATTGTTATATCTCTTGGATCGTTTGTGCAAGATACTTCCGTTGGCGAGATATTTGTAATTATTGGTGGTCTTGTTATATAGATAGTGTGAGATAAAAGCACCAAAAATATCCAAGCAAATACAACTGACAGACAAGATATTAATTTATTCATCTTTCATCCTCCGGCGGCACCTTCTTAACCTTTTTTGCCAAACGCCAGCCAAACATGACTGCATCACGATACCGGAAACCCCGTAGAAATAGGTGTATAATTTCACAGATGTTGCCCTTGGCGATGTAGCTGTCTGTGCGTAGGTATTTTATCACCCCATCCCCCTTAAATTATCCCCAAAACTCATTAAAAATTATTTCTCTATCAACCTGAACGGCATCCTTTAAAATTTCAATTTCTTCATATAGTCTATCAAAAAGTACGCTCACACATAAAATCACACATTCATTGCAGATATATACCGCAGGTCCAGCGATAATATATTTGACTTGCTTGTCGCTTTTGCCGCAAAAATTACAAATCAACCCTTTTGACTCTGTTTTTTCCATCCCATCCCCCTCCCCCGCAGAATCCCGCAGCTTCAATTTTCTGCGTGTTTTAATTATATAAATTCAGTTGTTTATACATCGTTAGTGATTAATTAGTGACTAATGGATTTTCCAAGCTGTATTTTTTAGCAACCGCTTTATAAAGAGGAAGTCCATACATGGCATAATCATTAAAATCCATGAGTTTATCGTCAAGAACCCACATCCACATTTTAATAACATCAAACATAAAAGATGACGATATCCCGCGTTGATCTATTGCCTTTTCAAAAGCAAAATCTAAATCATGTTTTAGATTATTTAAAATGTTTTCTTTTGTAAATTCTTTTGGTTCGGGTTTTTCTACACCATCTCTCAGACTAAACCCCATCATGTCCCAATCTTCCACGGGAAAATAATCACATAAACGAGAAAAATCACGACCATCAAGACATTCTGATTTCTTGCCATTTTTAATAGCATCCAATATTTGTTCTCTTGTTTTCATCCTATCCCTCCTTTTAAATTATTGGTATCTCTAAGTTTTTTTCGTTGCCGTTCGGTGCGGTATTCAATAAAGCGTTGGGTCCCAGTGATAGGTTAAGCCTTGGCACGGCTTTTTAGCATCCTCTTCAACAACCTCTATCGCTCCGACCATCGCTGTGCAAAACTCTTTTAGAGCCTCAAGTTTTGTATCCCCAAAAGCTGAGATGCCATCAAAGGGTTTGTCATATGTGCAAGCCCTAAATTCTCCGTCTGGTTCTTTAAAGAAGAAAATGTTGAACTGGTCTATTTTTAAATCATCCATCCCAACCGGAATTTTAAAGGCTAAATCCTCCTTGCAAAGAGGGCCTTCTGGCATTTCTATTATTCCCGGACCTTTGTGTAAATTCATTATGGTTCCCCTTTCCCGTAGTGCAGGATCCCGCAGATTCAATTTTCTGCGTGTTTTTGTTTTGTGGGTTTAATTACAATGAGTCAGCGGGGAATATAGCAGAATCAATCCACTCTTTCCCATCCCATTTCTTTTTGAAGTTTTCGCGCATGACAAACATTAACCACAACTTGTCCATCGTCATAGTCTCAAGTCTTTCAATTTCCCATGAATTGTAAAGGCTTTGGGAAAACCCCTTAAACCTTCTAATCCAATATAAAGGAGTCCATTTATCATAATCTTTTAACATCCCCTGCAATTGGTCTTGGCGGGGGAGCCAGACAATTTGACTTTCAACCAATATGTACATGATGTATGTTGTTTGCCCGACAGATATAATTGTCACTACACCATCATTGTCACCTTCTATAAAATCTCCCCAATGTGGTTGCCACGCTTTCTGAATCTCAGTAGCCTTCCGGCACATCTCTATGTATTCTTTGCTTTCGTCCATCCTTCACTTTCCTTTCCATCCCAACAACCCTATTCAAAACCTCCTTTGGTGTCAAATCAGTCGCCTTTAATAATCCATAAACTTTCCACAACCTGGACACCTAAGCCCAAGAAGATTACCTTCATCATCGTACTCCGCAGCACCAAACAGGCAATCATTGTCAATTAAATCGCCGCACTCAGAACAACAATGAAATAAATTATTCTCGCAATCGTGGCACAGAGGTTTGTTCTCACCCTCGAATTTGCAAAATTCAAAATCAAAACAATGTGCGCCACCGCAACTCCAAAAAGTTGCTATGATGTTGACACTGTTTAAATTTCCACATTCTTTACATTTTAATGGCATCATTCCCCACTTCCGGCATTATCAATCCTCCATTGCCGCCATGCTTCACGCGGATATGCCCAACAATTAGTTTCTTTTCCACAGCCGCTACATTTGATGTTCCAAGGGCCTTCCGTGTCGTGATAATCGCTACCCCTGAGTACCGGCAAGCTGCCACAAGCTGAGCACGGTATTTCGTTTGCTTTCATAAGTCCTCACTTCCGGCATCGGGACACAGCCGTTTTAAATTGTCTTTAATCTTGACCTTGACACCACTCATTTTGAGGATTCTGATTAGTTCTTTGACCTTATCGGCACTTGGTTCCGGCAACCCACTGTTTTGAGAATCAGCACCCACGTTGACCCATTCGGGATCGCACATCCTGATTATATGTACCAGGTCGAATGTATCAAAATCCATTATCGGCTCAATCGTAACCATTACCGGGAAATCATTAGAAAGCTCCCTTAATGCCAATACTCTTTTAATCGTAGGTGGTGCTTTCCCCATTTCTGAATATTCCCTATTGGTTTCAATAGTTGTGCCAATCACGGTATCGCTCGGAAAGTGCATGAAGAAATCTCTCATTCTGTTTGGATTTTTTGATTGAAATAAATATTTATTTTGAAACTCTTGGCAATATTCTAATGTTTTGTAAATCCAATCTTCCGATATTCCTTCAGCAAACATATCAATCATTGAACCAATGAACCAAAAGTTCCCTTTTCCAAGAGACTTGAACTGAGACTCAATAAGTTTGGGCGGTCCCTCGTATAGTTTTTTAACCCTTGATTTCTTGACGTAACAGTAGGCGCATTTATGTTCACAGGCACCCCTGATAAAATTCTTTGTTCCGGTTATCCAATCGTACATATTGCTTTTAGACATTATCCTTTCTCCCCCTCCTTAAACTCCCAAAACGCTTTATGTTTAGACCACTGTGGCCCATGTTCACCTAAAATATGACAGCGGTAACACTTAATCCTGCACTTTTTAATATCATCCCCGATCTTAGCCCGTCTTTCCTGGTGGGCTACATGAGCGCAGGTGAATACATTAAATACGTTTCGATCATTGATATCTTTTTCGTACAAAGGAAGCCACCGGCCACAATCACAGCAAAACGGGCCCCATTTCTTATAGACTCTTATTCTAAATTCTGTGTAAGCCTTGCCTTCGTGCTTTTCAGGTATTTGCTTCGGGCATGGTTTGGCTTCGGTGTAGTTATACATGGCGTTATCTCAAGAAACCTGGTATTTGCTGTAAGCAAGATCGATAAAATTCATCCTCCTTTACCATCCTTGAAATTCTTCTATGGTTTCGAGTGATTGGATAGGAAGGCACATATCCCATTCCGGTTCATCTTTGGAAATATCGGGATTAAAAAATCCTAAAAATTCAAAGCCACTTTCTGGTTTGTCATTCTTTTTCAGTAAGACAAACCATCCTGTAAATTTTGGCTCTTTTGTATCCGGTATGCTACCTACTAAACTGCTTAACCGCTCCTTGAGTCGTCTTAGATCTTTATACGCTTGATCTGCCCTTGCCGTTTCCTGGTAAACCCTAATCCATTTTTTCATACCCACTCCTTGCTCTCTGGTTATCTGCTTTCTAATTCTGCTTTCAGCCATGACAATAAGGTATACGCCACCACCCGACCAGTTCCTTTTTATGTGAGAACTATTCACGTTCCCTTTCGGGGTTAGTTGAAAGCTATCCTGTTTTTAACCTATGAAAACGCAGGATACATGAAAAGGTTTAGTTTGTCACATTCGAGGCTATTTATCACTTTTGCCCGTGCTTGGCAGGCTGAAGCAAGGCCGTCCCTAAAAGCCCACAGGGGAAAGGAACAAAAAAACCCCGACATATTTGGGGTATGCCGAGGTTTCATTTTAATCCCAAGCCCTGCTGAGGGTGTCACGCCTATTTGACGAAACGACTTGAGAATAACAACTATCTTATTTTTGAATCTACTCAGCATACCCCAATATAGCCTCTCTATATCCCTGTGTCAAGATTTATTTAAAATCCTGGCAGTTTTTTTTCAGTCCTTTCAAACAAAGGTTAAAACCTTGTCAACCAATTCGTCGATTGCATCCTGAGACATATCTTTAAGAACTGGTATTTTGTTCATTATAACCGTTAAAATGTTTTGGTATAGTGCGTCAAAAGTTTCCTGGGACATTGAACCAAAACTGATAGAGTCTGCTTCTATCCTGACAGAGCCGTCCAATCTGATCACGTTGTGATAATGGCCGGCTAATATGGTCAGGTCTTTACGAAAGCGGTCAAAGTTCTTTTCCGGTATGCCATGTTTGCTTGACACTTCCCCTGGTTCCCAATATTCAAAAGCAAGATTAAACAGGGCAAACAGCTTCCTGTGAAATGCAGCATTGCGCATCTGCTTAAAATCCGAATGAACTACGGAACCGAGCTTAACCTTGCGAAACCACTCATCAGTTTTGGGGTCAGCAGGCACAAGCCCGTTGAATGTTTTTGTTAGGATTACGTGCATTTCAGATAGCCTCATCCTGTGCTTGAAAGGCTAACCCGATTTGCTTTTCATTCACAATCACCTGGTCAGTCTTCACTTTAGTTTTCGGCAAAGGAAAATACTCGAGTCCGGTTACAATTCCAATTATTTCCAAATTACCTTTGAGGTCAAATTTTACCGACACCCCGAGTGCGCAATCAGAGTTGATATAAGCACTGACAATTCTCTGCCAATCAGCTTCGATAATATTCTGTACTTCTGCAATCACCATTTCGCGGGTTTTTTGCATTTCACGGCTTTCCATTGCTGTCCTCCTTTATAGGGCCTCGATTTCTTTTAGCATCCATTGTAAAGTTTTTTCGATACGCTCAAGCCCAGTTTTCAGTATATTGTCTAATTCCCTACTTTCCAAATCAGGAATAGGATTAGTTCCATATCCATTTATCCAGTTGGTTAGCTGTTCTTTGCCCGGTTTCAAAGCTTCGATCCTTACCTTTGCTTCAGCTTTGACTTTTTTATTCATGATGGCGTCTTCTATGACTTGGATTCTCGCTTCTTCAGCGGCCTCCTTGTCGGCCTCCTCCTTTGCTTCAGCCGCTTTCTTGTCGGCCTCCACTTTGGCAATCCGGGTTTTTTCATCATGGATAGCCTGTTCTCTGGCAGCGATTGCATCTTCCTTGACCTTAAGGACAGCCTCTCTTGCTGCTTGGTCCGCTTCCTGTGCAGATTTGATCCCGGCTAACCTGGCAGCTTCGGCATCTTGATCCGCTTTTTGTTTCGCCAGCCGTTCCTCTTCAGCTTTTCTCGCAGCTTCGGCTTCGGCCTGACGCTTTTCTTCAGCATCCCAGTCAGCCTTTGCGCTTGCTAAGACAGTTTCAAACTCTTCGTCGGTCATTATAGCGACTTCCATGAACGGCAGGATCACACGGCATTTGCCTAACGCCATGACCCGGACTGAAATTTTCTCATGCTCTTTGCGCTTCTCCTCTTCTTCAATCGCTGCTATCCGGCCATCTTCACCCTTGACAAGCCCTGTCAAATAAGTTTCGGCAGGTTCTATAATAGCCGCTAATTGTCCCGCTGCTGTATTCCGGCCCTTGATCTCTGTTTGGGCTTTTTTATTTAGCTCCTTGCGCCGCTTATCGATGCCTGTGCGGGTTCTAATGCAAGAGGTAAGGGCTGTTCGACAAATTCTATATGAACTTTCGTCCTCTGGGATAAGAGTCAATTCCTGGTATTTTTTCACCATGCCCTGGACTTCCACGATATTGATTTTAAATGCTTCAGCTATTTCTGTATCAATTTTTACGACTTCCATCATCCCCCCTTTATTTTCCGGATCAGACGATAAAGATCCCGGCAAAATGTGTTTAATTCACTTTCTAACGCTTCAATAAAAACCGGATCTCTTTCAAATCGAATCGTTATAGGTTCCATACCTTCACAGTAACTTTGCAAATCCCACCACTGACGTTCACAGACAAGCATACAGCCCATGCATTGCTGAAAATGATCCATGCCTTGCCACTTTTTTAAAATGCGTTCAATCTGGACGTGAGGCAATGCATCCTTGGTTTCAAAGCCTCCATCTGAACCAATGAGACCGTCCGGGGATGCCCCGAACATTTTTTGTTCATCTTTCCAACATAATCCAACCTGCTGAACTTCAACACTATGCACAATCTCATAATAAAGCCTGGAATCGTCTTCAGCTTCAGCGGCTTCCTGCATCCTTGCGTTTACATACCTGTTAGCCGGTCTTCCGGTTAAGATTTCTCCTGCAAGTTCAATCAGATATTTATCGCGTTGTTTGGATGGCTCACCACGGGTTGTTATTATCTTATGAAAACAACTTGCGGTAGGCAAGCCGAGGCGATTTTTGTGCCACCCGAGGCTCCGTTGTTCGTGATGAGATACTATCATGTCTTTTTCTTTTCAAGCATCTTCCATGCTTCCTGGAATCGCTTGGCCGGCAGTTCATCCAATTTCTTGATCTTGAAAAACTTGAAAAACTTGGCTTGATCGGCTTTGACTTCGTTCATCATGTCGACAAGGGAAGAAAACTGTTGGTCGTTGATACGTTCAACCTCCCCCGCCGAATTTCCATCGTCGTCCATGTCATGTGTCGCAAGTCCAGTAAGTGCAAGAAGTGTGTATCTCTGAAGATAGCTTATAGTTGATCCTACGGCTTGTATTGGATTTTTTGAACCAGTCAAGTCGGCGGCCCCGGATAAAAGAGTGCTTTCACTATGACCTAATTTATGGGTAATTGTGCAGGTAACAGTTATGTTTCCGCCTTGCTGTTCTGTTTTCCATCCAGCCGAAAGACCTTGAATGCTCAATGCTGTGTTAATTTTCTCTGCGACATTGGCAAGACTGGCGTGTTTGTAATCAACATCGCCTTTTGATGTAGAAAAATGAACGTGGCGATCTTTGTCAATTTTCGGTGGACTCAACTTAAATGCTGCCATAGCTTCATGATAGGCTTTCCGGGCTTCGTTTTTTTCGTACTTGATTTGAAGCTCAAGCATCTTTTCGATTTCCTCTAAACTTTGACCATGCGTTAGCGCAAGCCGTGTTAATGCTGCTGGCGAATTTGAATCGCTGATAACAACGGCACTGGGGATATCGTTTCTCTTTTCAAATTCCTCTACCTGTTTTTCAATTTCAGTCATTTAATTTTCCTCCAGATCATCAATGCTGATTTCCCACCTCCCATACCGTTCTATTGCAGATATTGCTTTTCCAGCCGTATGAACGGGCACTTCTTTTTCCACATGGCTTATCAGGATGGTCTTAACTTCCTCGTTG